GATCTGCGGTAAACATGCTTTGAATCAATCCGAGACCCTGTGGTCCCGGTGCAACTGAAACCGGATCATGCAGTAATGCAATATTATCTTCAAGTGCGGTAACTTTTCCTACAACTTCTTCACCGCTTGTAAGCTTGAATGTATAGGTTTCTCCAACTTTAATTGTCATATTTTTTTCTTTCTTATGCTGCTTCTGCTAAAAACTTAGCACGAAGTTCTGTAAATCCACCGACGAGTTCTCCGTCGAGGAAAATCTGAGGTACGCTCATTGCGTTTGGAACTGCTTCTAGCAATTGTTCCTTTGTCCAATCAGTACCAATCTTTCTTTCTTCAAATTCAATACCCTTCTGTGATAGAAGTGTCTTAGCCTGCACACAATTTGGGCAGTGATCCTTTGACCATACAATAGCTCTCATTATTTTTCTCCTTATAAATTCGGTAGTTCATCATAATTAAGGGTGTCAGACATGACACCAATAACATAACTTGTTGACTCACTCTCTTGTAGTGCGGTCTGTTTCTTACTAGTATCTACGTGTTTGTTGAACCAAGGGATAGGAGTAGTCTTCGGAGCTGGATTCCAATACTTAATGCCAATCTGCTTAAGAGCATCTACTGAGTTGTAGTCAACGAAATCCATCATAATCTTTTCGTTGAGACCGATGACTGGGCCCTTCTTAAAGAGATATGCAGCCCACTCTTTTTCTTCACGAATCACATCTTCATAAATCTTACGGACTTCTACTTCGCAATCAATCTTAGCCTTAGCAAAGCGAGGGTCTTCTTTGATAACCTGATTAATCATCCAAGCAGTCCACTCTTTGTGCAAGAGTTCGTCTTGTAGAATCAAACTGATAATATTGCCATTACCCATGAACATCTTATTCTCGACCATTGCGAGACTTGTAGCGAACGATACCATAAAGCGGAATGCTTCAAGTGCGTAAGAAGCATGTAGAGCTAGCCAAATCGCATTGATATGTTCTTGTTCGGCTACCGCTATTCCAAGTTCTTTCTTACAATTAAGAGCATGTAGTTTATCATAATACTCACCGACACTTGATGCCATATCAATGATTTCCTGAGTATCATGAATAGTGTTGAACACTTCTTTAGGAACATTGTAGATGTTGCGAATGATGTGGCTATATGAACGAGAGTGGATGTTTGTTTCAAAGAAACTCCAGTTGCTCATAATAGCTTCAAGTTCAGGGATAGAGCAGACAGGGGTAAAGACCTGTGCTGGTGCTCTGCCTTGCAAGCTGTCAAGGGCAGTCTGTCTAAGAACATTACTAGTAAAGATATGCGCAACAGCTTCGCTAGCATCCTTCATATCATTTGCGTCTTTAGAAAGATTGACTTCTTCTGGAACCCAAAAGAATCCACGGGCTGATTGTTCAATCTTCTGTAGCTTCTGATACTTTACTTCTTCAAAACGCTGAATAGTTACAGGGCCTGCTGGGTCAAGAAACATCTTGCGGTTAAGATAGTCTGTTTTTATAGTTAGATTATATTGACTTTTGCTCATTAATAATTCCCCGATGCTAATACGATTTTACAAATATGTTCTAGACGCTCAATATGTTCATATGCTCGCCAGGGTGTAGTATCAATTGCAACTACTCCGTGCCCCTTAATGCCTACAATGTCATAAGCAATGTTGCCTTCACTATCAAGTCCTAAGTTATTATGACAACTTGCAGCAAGTTCTTCACTGATAGGAGGAACATCTCCTACGTTAGGAGCTACTCTAGTATATCTACCCAGTTCAGGGAAGTGTGTCACTAGCTCGTTCAAGTTAATACCGGCGTGCATTGCGGCAACACAGTATGTAGGGTGAACGTGAACTACAACACGAATATCATCACTATGCTGACCCAAAGCCTTAAGTAAGCCGAAGTGCAATGGCAATTCACCGCTTGGCTGTAGCTCACTAGAGATAGCAGTATAGGGTAGAATCTTGCAAATTGTTTCACTACCGGTGTCTACTAGCCCAATCTTTTTGAATTGATCGGGCTGTAGTGTTTGCTTTCTTACCCCACTAGGCGTGATATAGAAGTGGTCTCGGTCATGATGACGAATACTGATATTGCCGTCACGGCTAGTAATCCAGTTCCGAGCGTAGGCGTCTTTTAAAATATCACAAATTGTTTCTAACATTATAACTTACAACTTTCACAATCACCGTCATCTTCAAAGAAGTCAATAACTTCCAGTGGTGCTTCATCTTCTTCTTCTTTAGAACCCTTCTTGTTAATCAAGCTGTAATAGAGAGTCTTAATTCCCCACTTGTGAGCAAGCATCAAGTTCTTTGCGATAAGGGTAGTTGGAACTTTTCTATCAGGGAAGTGAGCAGGGTTATAGAATGTATCAGTGCTGATTGACTGATCCATATAAGCAGCAAGAACAGCAGAGGTCTTTAGATAACCTACGCAATCTGTTTGGTCCCACATAAGCTGATACTTGTTCTTTAGTTTCTGATATTCAGGAACAACCTGAATGAAAGACCCAGCTTTGCTTTCCTTTACAGAAATCAAACTCATTGGCATTGCAATTCCGTTAGTAGAATTGATAACGACTGAACTTGATTCTACCGGAGCGATTGCGCCAACTGTAGCGTTACGCACACCATACTCTACCATGTCCGCACGAAGCGTTTCCCATTCAAGTTCAGGAGTAAAGTCAGCTAGTTCGTTAGCTCCATTTGAGCGAAGCTCCCAAGAGAAGATTCCGTTACCATAACGAGTCTTGTCACTGTCTAAGCACTTACCACGTTCTTTAGCAAGTTCAACATTGGCTTCCATCAAATAATATGTTTGATGTTCTGCCCAACTCTTTACGTCTTGTAGTGCTTCTGATTCGCCGTACTTGTATCCACGTTTGGCATGCCAGTATGCAAGATTAGTTACACCAATACCAATTGGTCTAATCTCATCGTTTGACAGCTTAGACTGAATTGACAAGAAGTCCTGATAATCAAGAATGTTGTTTAGACTGCGCAATAGAATCCGACATGCTCTACGCATATCTTCTGGATTTCTAAACGCACCCCAATTCATACTCCCGAGGGTACAAAGTGCGATTCGTCCTGCAGGATCATCTAGACGCTTGAATGACTTTGTGGGAAGAAGGATCTCGACACAGAGGTTTGATTGATAGATTGTATGATACTCAGGGTCGAACGGACCTTGATTCATAACGTTGTCAATGAACACAAGATAGATTCTACCTGTGTCAGTGCGTTCCTTAAGAATGCCTCCCTTGAAGACTTCCTCAGCACTCATTACCTTCTTACGTAAATCCTTACGCTTTTCATACTTCACATAAAGTTCTTCAAACTTTGCTGTATTTTGATAGAATGCTTCATACAAATCAGGCACTTCGTTTGGATCAAAGAATGTGATATTCTCTTTGTTCTTGAACCGCTTCCAAAAGAATGCACTAAGAACAACACCATAGTCCATGTGACGAACACGGGTTTCTTCGGTGCCCTGATTGTTCTTCAATACAATCAAGTCATCAAACTGAAGGTGCCAGATAGGATAGAACACAGTAGCCGATGCATTACGAATTCCACCTTGCGAACAAGAACGTAAGTCACCGAACCACTTCTTCAAAAACGGAATCATACCAGTATGCATGATTTCGCCCCCTCGAATAGGCGAACCGAGGGAGCGAAGCCTGCCGATTTCTAAGCCAATGCCAGCTCTCTTGCTAGCATACTTAGCCATCATTTCTCCGGAAGCGAAAATCGAATCCAAATCATCATCACTGCGAATAAGTACACAGCTACTAAACTGCTTTGTTGGAGTACCGAGACCAGCAAGAACAGGAGTAGCCAAAGTGAACAACCCGTCACTAGCTGCATTGTAGTATTCTTTAACAAGCTTAAGTCGTGTAGCTGGGCCTTCACTATGGAAGATTGTTGCGGCGGCTATTAGATAACGAACTTGAGGTGTTTCATAGATTTCTTTCGTTGCTCTATTGCGAACAAGATATTTTTCAATCATCTGTTCAATTGCTGCGTATGAATACTCCTCATCCTTTTCATGGTCGATGAAGTCATTCATCTTGTTCCAATCGTCTTCGGAATACCATTCTAAAAGTTCGGAGGTGTAGAGACCTGTTGCTACATTAGTCTTAACGATTTCATACAAGTGTGGTACTTGGTAGTCTCCGTAAACATCTTTGCGAAGCATAGATAGGCGCTGTCTGCCCGCAACGTACTGATAGTTAACGTGTCCAACGTCAGGGTTACTTTCAACATCAATCAAGTCTACAATAGCTCTAAGAGTGATTTCATCAATCTCTCGTGTAGTGATGCCATCATAAAACTGTGGATGTGCTTTGATTTCTATCATGGATTGACTTACATCAGCCGTGCCATTGCACACCTTTGTAATCTGTTGTTGCCACTTTTCCAGGGCAAGCGGCTCTGTGTTACCCGATCGTTTCTTTACATTAATCATTCGTTGCCTATTTTCTTTTTTAATGAACTGATATTGATTTGCTTTGTTATTGTGAAGTCTGCGAGAGATGTATTTAATACCGACTCGGGCCAGTAATTCATCACATATTTTGCGTCATCAACTAAAACTAATACTACATTTTCTCTATTATAATCTATTGCGTCAACAAAGTCAATGTCGTTGATACCCAATAGCATTAGCGTGTATACCATTCCCAAAGCTCGGGAATACTTGCAATAATCATTATCACTAATAAGTTCCCAAGGTCCGGGCCAATCTACTACATCTGCTGGATGCAGGTAGTGAGAACTGATTGGTGCTCGTTGCCAAAATCTATCGACCTCAACACATATGGTTTGTGTATCACCATTTTTTAAAGATTCTCTAAGATCATGCCAGGCCCGAAGGCGAGTATAATAGTCTAATAAGAATACGTTGATCACACTATACTTATCACCATTTACTGAGCGGACATGTTTCTTGTTCTTCTGAGGTTTGCACTGAAAGTGGAATATCATTAAGTCTACATTTTGGATAGGGTAGTTCAATGTTTTCTTCACAAGTGGTACAGAATGAAATTCTTATTGCTTGAGTTGCAGGATCAATGGTATTTCCTAATTGTGTCATACTCCGTATTTCCCTCTAAATGCAGCAAAGTTTAATGCAACCTGTTCTGCTGTTAATGCGACATTATACACTTGTATCGCGGGTATGCTACCTGCAAATTTTGCATTCCAAGAGTTGCCTATTGTGTCAACTGGGTTGTTATTTCCTGACGTAGAGTTTGCCACATTACTGTCTAATACCCCGTCAACATACATAGCCATAGTGCTATTAGAATTGTTTACCCAGGTCAGCAAATGCCAGTTATTATCATTGACAGTTGTGCCTACGCCTAACTTCTGTGCCCATGCAGAGTTTTGATAAGTCCAATATGCAATCTTTCCGCTATTTACGCATAAAGCTGAGTATACTGGTCCACCACTTAAATTAGACAGTATTGACCCTTGACCAAGACCGGTTGCATCAGTAGTAGTCTTAACCCATGCGCTAACAGTCCAGGGAAGATTTCCATTACCTAAACTAATTGTAGGAATAGTTAAGAAGTCAGTTGATCCGTTAAAGCTAAATGTGTTATTAGATGCATACGTTAAACTATTGATAGTTATTGCTCTACTTCCGGTAACATCTAATAATGCACTAGTTGAGCTTCTGGCGCCAAACGGACCTACAAATGGGGCAGTAAAGTTACTAGATGAACTAATTAATACCTGAGGGTTTCTATAAAGAATGAATCCACTAGTAGCTAAACTAGTTCCGTTACATGCACCTGGATATAATAACATTCTACATGTGCCAGTAGATCCGGCCTGAGCAGTAAATGTAGCCGTTTTCCAAACGCCGGTTACCGTCGGCGTAGGATCGGCTGCTGAGTTACTTACTGCCGATTCAAAATTAGCGAGATAGTTGGTAACAGGATATCCGCCAGCACCCGGGGAAATATAATAATCAAATGTAAACGTTGCCCACTGACCAGCAGTAATACTAACATCATTGCCGTGATAATAGCAGCCGGCGGCTGCAACTAAATCATATCGGTATACTACATCATTATTCGTAATAGAGTAATTATCAAATGTTCCTGAATATATTCGCTGAAATGTTCCGGTGCCTTGAACTTGAAAGGCAACATTATTGCTACCATCGGGAGTAGGGACCGCAAATTGGTTTGATACGGCTGCTCCTCTATACGACTGCGGATCATACATATCATAACCAAACAGTAATCCATCAGTTGTTATTTTAGGACCGGATGCTACGCTCATAAGTTGAATCTCCCGCGGATAGCGTTGAAGTTTTGTGCTACTTCAGCATCAGATAGTGCCCTAGTGTAAGCAGTAACCATAGCCATATCACCCTGCCAAAATCCTGCATAGCCATTACCAATAGTGATATTGGCTGCGGTGGTTGCGAGAGTTCCGTATGGATTGGATGCAGTGCTACTAAGACTTCCGTTGATAAACCACTTATATTGAGTTGTGCTTCTAACTGCACACATCACATTCCATACATTCCTGGGAGTTGCGGGGCTTGATACTCCAACATATGGTTCTGCATTAGCTCCCGCATTGCCGTAGTACTGGCTAATGTAGTCTCCCTGTTCGTGCGTCCAAGTGCCATAACCACCGTATGCTTGGTCCCATGGATTTCTTCTGCCTGAAGTATAAGAATGTCTCATTACTATCTGCAATGTTTGTGCAGAGGAAAAGTTCAACGAACTAGTATTAATAACAGTTCCATAGTTACTAGTACCGTTAAATGTATAGGAGCTGGTGCTAGTAGAAGGCAAATCTAAAAATGTGCAATTGTTATTATTACCGCTTACATCATACCAGGTGTTACCTGCATTCTGTAATAATTCTTGAATGCTAGGTTCAGTACCATCACACAAATCTACCCGTGGTTGATAGAATTGCAATCGGGTAGTGTTGTCTGCGCAATAATATAAGTATGTTCGGTGTGTTCCGGTTGTAGAGTTATAACTCCATTTTAAATCACCAGAACCAATGTTGCACCCGTTTATATCACCGGCTCTACCGCTAGTAGTATAATAACCGGTATTTGGATTTCTACCGGTAAATGTTGTGTTAGCGGGGTATACATGCCCTACCCACAGATACCAAGTGTTTTGTACTAACCCACTGGTACCGCTACATTCCCAATAAGCATTACCTTCTACTGTACCATTATCCATACGACGAGAACCATCGCCATTAGCATACATACCAAAATAAAACGTACCACCTGATGTACTTGATGTTCTGCGAACCCATACTGAGAAACGATATAATTGGGTATTATCAATAGTGAATGAGTCTGTATTCCAGCCACCGTCATCATTAGTTTGTGCTAGTGGTCTTGCTTCCCAAACAACTGCATTATTACTCCAAGGGTTAGCGGCAACTACTCTTTCATTCTCAGCGGTCTGACCGTTTTGACTATAGCCGGCAACGCTTCCCGAACCAGTAGTCCAGCTATTCCAGTTGATAATAGAGCGATTACCCACATTTGACTGCGGGTTAGTAGCGTCAAGCATTAACGCTAGATTGCTCGTACTAGCAAAAAGAGGACCGGATGCTATGCTCATATACTATATCTCCCTCTAGTTGCGTTGAAGTTTTGTTGAATTTCAGCTTCGGTCAACTGCCTATTGTAAAACTGAGTAGTGCTTATCTTTCCGTTCCAGCTTCCGGGACCCTCGTGGCCAAGTCCTATTCTTCCAGTAGAAGATGGATTAGTTGCAGGAATTGCGGATATTGCCCTTGACGCTCGTAAAACACCATTAGTATATATGCGAGATTCGCCGCCGGATGACCAGGTGCAAGTTACGTATGTCCAAGTATTAGTCGGACAAACTGTTGACCAAGGGCTTATGACTAAATCGTTATTACAACAAGTTGTTCCGTCTCCTAATCTAAAGAAAAAATAGTTTGCACTATCCCAAGATCCAATCCAAAGCCAATCGGTTGCATTAGCAGTGTTATTATCTCTGTTTACAAATAAACCATTTGAACCAGAATAGCTAGTAGGATTTACCCACATACCAATAGTACCGGTGAGCTTATTAAATGCAGTTGATAATGGTACAGTGACCGTACTTGTTGCATCTCCTCCAGCAAAATTAAAAGTATTATCACTGTTATAAGTTAGATTGTTTGTAGTTAACGTGGTTGTACTCATTAAATCTAATAATGACTGTGTATTTGAGCGAGTACCATTGACAAATGGAGTGGCATACGTGCCAAGTTCTAATTGAAATCCGCAATACTGAATTGTGTAGCCGCCCGTTAATCCGCCGGAGTGTATAGGGAAATAATCTAATACCGTACCCGCAGTACACGGTCCAGAAGTTGAATACCTTACCCAATTAGTAGTATAGGTTGGATTCCAATCGCCGGTAACTGATTGGTCAACTCCATTTGATCTCCATAATTGACTGTTACTGAGATTAGACGTAGCAGCTGGGCCGCTGACGATTCTAGCATAATACGAAAAGGTATGAGTTCCCGTAGTTGCTATAGTACCTTGAACTGCCCAATATTTATAGCCAGTTGTGCCGGTAGTATATTGCATTACTGCGGGGGAACCAATTGGATTTGAAACATTTGTGACATAGGTATAGGTTTGTGTTCCAGTGGCATCATAATTATAACCACCGAATACAAAATTAGATCCGTTCCAATTAGCATACGGATTAGGTACTAGGTTTGTGGTGGGAGCACCTTCCCAAGACCGTTCAGGATTTCCCATATCGTATCCAAATAGTAATCCACTAGTGGCTACATAGGGTCCTGATGCTACACTCATATTCTATACCCCGTTAGACCATACTATCCGCCACATGCGCTATTTTATATTTCCCATTTACCTAATGGGCATTCTTTATATTTATATGTTACTGCATATTCTATAGGACACGCACACTTCATACACAATTCACTATCTGAAATTATTTGACGTTCATCACACGTTTTACATATATTAATTCTGATAGCCTTTTCACTATCAGATGTTAATATATTAAAATTATTTACATCTTCAATCATATACCATACCTCCCTCTATAAGCAGCGTAATTCTGTGCTGATTCAGCAGCAGTCAATGTTCTATTATAAATCATAATAGCTGAGACAGTGCCTACAAGCGGCCAGGGATCAGGATAGCCGAACCATTCATATGCAGTCCACGGAACAGTTACAAAATCAACACCTTTCGCTTCCCACATATGAAAAATATCGTTCTTATAATTAATTGGTGTGCTAGGATTCGTAGTTAGAGCTAAATCTACATAGTTGATGGGAGTTCCGCAATTTGAATTGTAATAATCATTACCATAACTCGCACTTAAGTAATAACTATTGTTTTGATTGCCTCGTGCCCAAAGTTCGGTTACATCCGCAGTAGAATACCAAAGAACTACAGTACAAGTTGTAGTCACTCCGTTCATAGCAGCCAATCTACTAAAGCCCTGAGTTGTTCCGTTTAGTGTAAATCTACCGTTACTAAAAGTAGGTGCGCCGGCTATAGTATGATGATTATCTCTACCACTAACATCATTCCAAACAGTTCCCGTTCCGGAGTAGCTTCTTGGATTAGCTGCGTCTAAACAGAGAATTAAACCATTAGTTACAATTGAGGGAGAATGTTGCAGTGCCATTATACACCGTACCTCCCTCGTGCTGCATTGAAGTTTTGTAATACCTCTGCGGCTGATAATGCTCGGTTGTACACTCTGCAAATAGATAACGCACCGTTGTAAAAATATCCGGTATTACCGCTGTTCCCGCCATACGCACCAATACTCATGCCTGATGTGTTAGTAGGTATAGTATACGCTAATGTATCGCTTGCTACTTGAACTCCATTAACATAAATTCTTCTATCACCGGAAGTATATGTACCTACCACCTGAAACCAGTTAGAAGTGTTCATAAATGATGCAGCAGGTGCTGTCAGAGAACCTACATTCGTAGTTAATCTCCAAGTTATATTTGCACCTTCTTGGAACAATGCATACTGTGTATTTACTGCACCCTTTTCAAACCAAAATCCATTTTGAGTAGTTGCATTTGTTCTTACCCATACTTCTACTGTGGGTGTTTGAGTGTCTAATGCAGTGTTATATCCGGCTGTTGCAATTTCATTAACACCATCAAAAGTAAAGGATCCAAGATTACTACTTGAATATGTGGGGCTATTAATAAGCGTGAAGTTAAAGCCACTACTAGTAGCATCATTCCATTGGGTACCCGACCCTGAATAGCTGCGAGGATTCCCAGCGTCTACGCATAGAACTAATCCGTTAGTTACAATAGAGGGGGAATGAGCTAGAGCCATTAATTATACCAGAGGAATATCAATTGTCCACGCTTCAGTAGACATTAGTGCTAATGCTTCATCGTGTGTCATGTATGGGCCCTTAGTAGTCAATGCTGCTACTGAGCTAGGAACACCGTTTGCTGTTATCCACTTGACAATTGTTTCAGTTCCATCTACACTGATACGAAGTGTATCAATTGATGTTTGTTCTATCTGTTCAAAGTCTAACGATGATGCTTCGCTCAAATCAAGCGTAACATATGTTAGACCGTTTTCTTCTGTTAAACTCATATTCCATATCTCCCTCGTAATGCGTTAAAGTTTTGTGTTATTTCTGCTGCGGATAATGCTCGGTTGTATATTGATGCTTGTGAGATGTTTCCATCATAATAGCTTGAAAGGACAGCTGGATTTAAGGCACCGATATACACATTACTGGATGTAGTATTACAAGCTGCTGTTAAAGTGAGTGTTTGAGTAAAAACACCATTTTCATATATCAAAATAGTTGTAGAACCATCATAAGTTACAGTTATATTTTTCCATCCAACTTGAGAATAAGTAGTACTAAAAGTTAAATCTCTACCAGCACCTCCCCAAGTAAAAACTTCCATGGAAGGATATGTGGAAAAATCTATCCCAAAAGCATTCCCTGTACTACCTGCACCATAAAAAAACAAACTATTAACATCAGCAGCCCAAGTTGTGGTATTGGTATAAAACCAAATACTTACAGTTCTTGCCGCTGACCCATAAGGTATAGAAGCACTAGAATTTACTAAAACATAGTCGTTTACTCCATCAAAAGTAAAATATCCGTTAACTCCACTAGTATATGTTGGCCCGTTGGTCAATGCACCAGTATTATTATTTCCACTAACATCAAACCAATTAGTTCCCGTTCCAGGGTAGCTACGAGGATTGCCTGCATCTAGACATAATACTAACCCATTGGTTACGATTGAGGAGTTATATGAAATACTCATACGCCGTACCTTCCCCTATACGCATTGAAATTAGTGACTACTTCACTTGCTGTTAATGTTCTATTATATAAACTATAATATGGAATAGCCCCAATAAAAGCGTAATTGCCATTAGAGTAGCCTCCTATACTTACTGGGTTAGTTGTATTTTGGCTCGTTACTACATTCGTGTCACTAAAAACTTCTGCACCATTATAATATACTTTTCTTGTAGTGCCGTCATGTGTAGCGGTAACATTTTGCCAAATATTTAAAGTATTGGTATAATTATATCCAGACACAACACCATCATTGCCGCCTGTGCCTTGCGTTCTAAAAACTAATGAGGGGCAATAATAAACTTCCCAAGATCCGTCCCATTTAGTCGTTGCTGTACAAACAGCAGTAGTAATACGCATCCATATAGAAACAGACATGCCATTTTGACACAAACAATCCTGTAATGATGTGCTATTGGTTATATTAACCACATTGTTTACATTAGATTCAGAAGCTCCCAAATGTCTGTCAAACATCATCCATTTAGTTGTAGTATCATAACCGCTAGTACTGCCCGCGCTAGGACCGGTAAAATTTGTCATAGTGCCATGATTGTTGTTACCGCTTACATCATACCAAATATTTCCTGTACCCGGATAACTTCTGGGATTCGTTGAGTCCAATAAAACAGTAAGACCATTAGTCACGATAGAAGGAGAATGTGCGAGTGCCATTATACACCGTATCTCCCTCTAGTGGCATTGAAATTCTGTGTTATTTGGTCAGCCGTTAGTGCAGTGTTATACATCATAACGTTTGAAATGAGACCTTGCCAAGCATATGCTCCTCCGGGTTGCCACCAGCCTACACGCAAGCCAATTGACCAATCAGCAGTTCCGGTAGTTGATTGCTGACCCTGATAGATACCCTGCCTATAAATTGATACATTTGAACCGTTATATGACACGCAATAACATCCCCAAGTTCCGAGTGGGATACTTGTAGGCTTGCTATAATAGTATTCTCCCGTTGCTCCCCCGTGAGTGTAGAACCAACTGTTGTCACCATACCAATAAAATGAAGTGTTAGTTCTTGCTGCTACTGGCATTCTGTTTTCAGCATCTCGCTTTGCCCAAAACATTATGGTATAGTTTGCCATGGTTCCTAAATTAGCAGAGAAATCTACATAATCGTCTACACCATCAAAAGATAGCGACCCTAGGTTAGCAGAGTTGTATGTGGGACCGTTAACGATTGAACCGGTATTATTACTGCCGCTCAATTGAAACCAATTAGTTCCCGAACCAGGATAACTTCTTGGATTAGCTGCATCTACGCAGAATAGTAAACCATTAGTTACAATTGAGGAGTTATATGAAATACTCATAATCCATATCTCCCTCGGTAAGCATTAAAGTTTTGTACGATTTGAGCCTCAGTTAGTACTGTGTTATATATTAATAATATCCCTATTTGAGAATTAGAAAATTCACTAAGTCCCGGAAAATAGCAGCCGATTCCTAAACCGTTAGGGCCTTGGCTCCCGCCGGTGCTTGGGCCGGCAGTAAGCACACCATTTGTATACATGCTATATGAATCAGATGCAATATTGCCGGTTGCTGCATAGATTCTCCAATTAGTATCACTGGCCCCGGAGGCAACCCCGGATACCCATCCTTCAGCATAATAGTTTTCAGTAGTAGTACCCCATTGCCCCATTAGCCAATTGTTGTTTCTGCCGGAAAAGGTTCTTCCGCCTGCTACTGCGTATCTCGCTGCACCAATTATAGTATAATTAGTTGATGCCATATTAGGTCCGGGAATATCAATATAGTCATTTACCCCATCCAATACAAATACTCCACCGTTAACTGAGCTATATGTAGGACCGTTAACAAGTGTGCCGGTATATCCGTTACCGCTTGCGTCACGAATAGTAGTTCCTGAGCCTGGATAAGTTCTAGGGTTGCCAGGGTCAAAGCAAGCAATTAAGTTAGAAGTAACTATTCCTGGATTATACGCAATAGCCATAACTATTATCCGTATGTAGCGTTTAGCGTATACCATTGTGTTGCTGAAACTGAAACAAACTCTAGTCTTGCGCCTGCTGGTTGTGCATAAGCAGCGTTAGTTGCAGCAGAGTTGATAGCAGCACCAGAAGGAGGATATACATTCAATGCAGTAGCACTTGTGTTCATAACAAGGATTCTAGCGCCTGCCGGAACAGTTGGAAGAATAACACCAGTACTTGCACTTACTGTACTTACTACGTTGATCGGTCTAGTTAGTGTTGTCGCAGTACCTTGAGTAGAGCCTGCTGCTGTAATACCAGTTGTAACACCGTATGACACAAAGCCGCCTGATGCTGCAAACTGAATGTTACCACCAGCATCAACACTAATCATTGGAATACCAGAAACATCGTTAACTGTAAAGATGTTGCCGGTCATGCTGTCGGTGATGCTGAACAACTGTCCTGCGTTACCTGACCAAGCTAGTGTACCACCATTGAGCATTGTGCTGTTGATTGTGTTAGCACCGTTCGGTGCAACATAAGCGATGTTACTTGCAACGTTTAAGTTTGTGAAGAAGCTGTTTGCGTTTGCACCAATACCACCAGTTACAATCAATGCACCAGTAGTTCTGCTTGTTGCCGCAGTGCTGTTAGTGATACTTACTGCGCCACTTGAAGTTAAGCCAGTGAGTGTACCGACAGACGTAATGTTTGGTTGAGCAGCAGTTGTTACTGTACCCGCTGTTGTAGCAGCACCAGTTAATGCACCGACAAATGTAGTTGAAGTAACACTTGATAGACCTGCTACAGTAGTTGTAGTAGTACCAAGTGTAAGAGTTGTGCTACCTAATACAACATTTGAGTTTGCGAGTCTTGCTTGTGCTAGTGTACCGGTTGAGACATTGCTTGCGTTTAGTGCTGTTAGTGCAGAGCCGTTACCTGTAAAGATTCCTGTGTTAGCAGTAAAGGCTGAAGCAGTGACAGTGCCACTTACACCCAGACTTGTTAGTGTACCAACTGAAGTGATGTTTGGTTGTGCCGCAGTTGTTACTGTACCGGCTGTAGTTGCGGCGCCACTTAACGCACCAGTGAAGGTAGTAGCACTAACATTACCAGCCGAAATATTGCCAGTTACTGCAAGTGATGTTAATGTACCAACACTAGTGATATTTGGTTGAGCAGCAGTTGTTACAGTACCGGCTGTGGTTGCACTAGTAGCAGCGCCGCTTAATGCACCAACAAACGTTGTAGCAGTAATAGAATTGTTTGATAAGTTAGCAGTGAGACCTGTGCTGGTGAGTTCATTAACATTGCCGGTTGCTGCGCTTGCAAAGACAATAAAGTTATTACCTGTACCGGCCGCTACACTTATCGTATCAGTAACACCTGATTGAGCAACGTTTAAGTTTGCTACTTGCGTAGTTGAAGTTACTGTTAATGGAGCAGTACCAG